TTAAGGAGGCTTACAATGAAAGATATATTTCCCTACTGCGATCAACATGATTGCAAGCACTATGAAACATGTCAAAGTGAATCCAATATTGTAATTAGATTATTGCAACAAACTACAGAATCGATTAAATTGCACAATGTGTGTAGAGACATTATGCAATCAATGTGGGACAATCATATAAGAGAAGTATTACAAAGAACAAAGAAATAACAAAGGCACGCGAGGGCCTTCTATAAGGAACTGAAATGAATTTGATTGATAAAATAGAATTAGCACTGGGATGTAAAGGTAAAAAATACCAGGAAATTAGATCGGTCATTGAAAGAATGTATGATGATGTTTACAATCAAGTGGACCCTATTGAATTCATCCGATATTGCACACTAGATGGTAAATCTGAAAAGTATATTCGAGACGAACTTGCAGTTGCGAGACAATGGATTGATGAATATCGAGAAAACGAAAAGAAAACCTAAACCTCCTAAAATGTATTAGGTTTTGGCCCACTACTAGGTGGGCTTTTTCATGCGCGATCGCCAGCGCAACGGAAAAGGTTTCAACCTCGCCGTGACCATAAATAAAATTATGGAAACCAAATTGAAATTAAATGCAAAGACTGGCCGACCCCGAGTGTCAAGCCGTGGCGGTGCAAGGCCTGGTGCCGGTAGACCTCGAGGTGGCACAAACAAATTAAAGATGGAAGACCTACTGGCCGACCTTGATGCGGAACTGGGTATACCTTATTCGGCACAGATAGCACGCAACTATGTTGAGTCAATTGATCGCAAAGACTGGGCTGGTGTGCGAGACTATGACAAGGTGTTCCTGGGCAAGATTATAGCAGACCGTCAACATGTGGAAGTCGAAGACAACACCGATGCACTAGAACAAAAGAAAGCGGCCTTTGCCGAAGCTCTTAGAGACATCACAGGAATAAAACAATGATACCCATAAAGCCCTTGAATCAAACGGGCAAGAACATGAATCCCATGCCCGAACAGTCGCTCAATCGTCGGCCACGCGGTAGCACACTACAGGCCAATACCACAAGTCACAGTGCACGAACCGAATCAGGTTCAGTGCAATATCATGCTAGACACTTTGGTGGCAGACAATCAAGTGCAAGAGTGACAGACCAATTGAATCCTGATAGATCAGTCAGTCTAGCCAATAAGACCGGACGCAGCTTTCCCGGGTTGTAATAGATATAAATAAATGAGCAGGAGACGTTATGCCATTAACAAAAAGTAAAAGCCCCGGGGCTTTTCGAGAGAATATTAAACGAGAAGTAAAAGCCGGAAAGCCCATTAAACAGGCTGTGGCCATTGCTTACAGTGTAGCAGGCAAAGCCAAGAAGACTGGTAAAAAGATCAGCGCCACAATGAAGAAGCGTGGTGAGAAGTAAAATGGCCAACCGTGGCGAAAGCCCTATCACAATGCGTGCCAGCAACACCAGCACGGCCAATCCCGAAAGCGGTAAAGGTTATGTGATGCAACCAATGCCGGTGCCACATAGTGCACGAAATGCTCGACGCACGGCGCAATACCACGCTGCGATTGAACCCTCTTATGTTCGTCCAAGTTCGACCAAAATGACACAAGCCGAACATCAGTTGAACAATGACGAAGACATGAGCGAAAAAGGACATAAACTATAATGACAACTCAATACCAAACAGGCCAAGACTATGGATATGATCGTGCTCAGCGCGATGTTGATGCTTTACTTGAGCAACTGGTTGCCGACGAACAAATGACAAGAGCTGAAGTTGTCAAATACTGGACCACAGTCCAGGCCTGGGCTGATCATATTTTAAAACAAGCAAATGAAAGTGAAACAGTATAATGACACGAGCACGAGAACTAAAAGGTGTTTACAACCTAAACCCCACCGACGCAGTTATGAAACTGGGCGGTGAGCAACAACGTGAAGCCAATAAACCAGGACCAGAGCGCATTGGTGGCACCGGCATGCCACTAGCACATGAGACTGCTGCCGATACTGCCAACCTGGGTTCAGCCCGGAAGGCAAAAAGCCTGGCTGGTGGTGAAGCACACATCAGTGACTTTTACGGAGTTGAAAACCAAGTGCACCACACTGCACATCCAGCAATGCAAACTCGAGCAGCACATGCTCGTAACAAGACACACGCAGATGGCCGTAAGCATGAAGATCATCACCACGCCGTTAGAATGGCAAAAGGAAAATAAACTATGAAAAACACAACCTTGAGCCGCAAAAGTGGCAACACCTTGAAAAAGAATGAAGGCTTATACAAGCCACGCACAGCACGTGACCAACAGGGCGATGGCGCAGACTTTGCGTTCAATGGCCAAATGGGCGATGGTGTCAACCGCGATGAGAGTCGTGCGGGCATTTGTGCAAACCCACATGCTGGCCGGGTTGGCAATCCTGACAGTATTAATGCAGGTGAGTCGGCCGCAAGCCGTAGAGGCAACACCAGCGACCAAAGCCGCGACAGAATGGAACGGGTAGGCCCCAGTGCCACACGCGATGAGATGCGGATGACCATTGCAACTGCTGCAGGTGGACGCAATGTTGGTGCCATGAAGGCACCTCGGAAGTTTGCCAATCCTGACGCAATCAATGTAGGAAACTAATCATGAGTGCAAACGCTTATACACCATTACCGCAGAATGCCAGTCGAACTGTTACTGCATCAACTTCGAGTAGTCAATTCTACCTGGATGTTGGTAGTGCTAACACCATCAGTAGCGTTTTGGTAACTAATCTAGATGCCACCAACACAGTTTATGTTAACTGGGCCAACTCAGGATCAGTAACTGCCAGCAATGTGGGCTTTCCAGTAAGTCCATATTACCCCATGGTGATCAACATGAATCAGGTCAATAACTTTGATAGCAACATTACTATTGCTGTAATAGCCGCTGGTGGCACGCCCACAGTAGTATTCACACCAGTAGCTTAAGGATAACACAAATGAAAACAAGAACACTTAAAAAGGCCAGTAGTGACCAGGACGTTGGGGGCGAACACTATCTAGGTCGCTTCTCAGGCAATCCACATGCAGTGGAGAATGTGAATGCACCCATGGGACCAAGAACCGGTAACGAGGGAGCACACACAGCCAAGCGTGGAAACTTCTTGGATGCCAAAGCCGAACGCGAGCCACTTGCTGAACAAGTGTTGAGCGCATTCAGCTCACGAGCACGAGAACTAGAAGCCAACCCTGGTGAGCATGAAGTGCCAGAGTCTGGTGGCATTGACTCCAACAGTCAAGTGAAAAGATTTGCCGCTAAGAAAAATCGTTATCGAGATTAATCTCAGACTGGGGCGCCAGGGTCCAATGGTAAACAGACTGGCGCCAATATTGAATTAACTAGAAAGGAATCATATTATGGCCACAGCCAAAAAAACCACAGCTACTACCAATCCTTGGTCAGATACAGCACACACCACCGCCACTACCGCAGTAGAAACTGAACCGCTTTATGACCTAGAAGGTTTAATGACCGACTTTCCCACAGCCCGAGAGCTGGAGAAGTTTGTGTTTGATCAGACCGGCCATGTGTTGAATCTAAAAGGTCGAAGCAACAAGTTCAAGTATCAGACTGCCATGGATGTGTTAAATGGCCGGGCACCTGAAGAATACATGAAGGGCACCGAGAATCCTTACTTGGATAAGAATGATCTAATACCGGTTGATGAACTCAAACGCTTGCCGGCTAGACCTGTTGAAGTTGTTAATGAACAATGTGTTTCGAGTTACATCTCCAAAACATTTCCACATCCCGACAGAGAATGGGCCAGCCAAGGACAAAAATGTGAAGTTGTATTCCGCAAGTATGTGAACAATGCCATCACTTATGAAATCATTGGTCCCATAAGCACACGTGCAGTGGGCACAAGAGTAAACAAGTTTGGCAAGGAAGTGCCAGAAAAGTATACCTGGGTTGATCCAAGAACTGGTGAACAATTGATTAGAAACAGCACCGGCATGCTGACTCCAGTGGGCACAAGACTCAAGGCACAAATGTCAAAGGCCAAGATCAACAACAAAAGCTACTGGGATGTTTGGATCGATAGAGAGTTCTTTATTGGTGATGCCACAAATGGTCTAGACAATCCTTGGAATGTTGCATAATGGAATTAAAACGCACACCCTTGCCCTACAGTGAAACTGCATTGGAGCCTGTGAAAAGTGCCGAGACCCTAAACTATCATTGGGGTCATTTGTATAAACGCTATGTGGACAACTATAATAAACACATCAGTCCCGCATTCAATCATGCAGGTGCATTTTTACACGACATTTATTTTACACAGTTTTGTCATCCTGGAGCGGGCGGCACGCCCGGACCATTAACACTAGAACTAATCAAAAAACATTTTAATAGTCTAACTGGATTACGAGCCATAATAAAAGATGAAGCGTTAAAACTGCAGGGAAGTGGTTGGGTCTATTTGAGCACAGATGGCAAAGTTAAAACCATACACAATCATAAAATTGAAAATGATATTCTAATATTAATTGACATGTGGGAACATGCCTACGCCCTTGACTATGAATGGAAAAAGGACGAATACTTAGATAACATTTGGAAGATTATGAATTGGTCACACATCGAGGACCGCTTGGCGTTAATGTAATGGATCAAGAACAAATCAAACTCATAAGTGAAACACGCATTTTGCAAAAGGTGAATCGTGTGCATCGCGAAGCCTTTGCAGAAAAGTTTCCGGGTCAGGTCGAACACTGCCTGCGTCTTGTGATGGAACGCTTGCAAGCCGGACTGGACAAGCGCGATGGCGTTGATCCCAGCCGTCCCGACACTTGGCGCATGAGCACAGTGGAGATTGCTGACCTAGCTGACGCAGCCGAACGACTAAATCGAATCAGACAAGGTTTCTAATGCTAGATCCCGCAGTGTTGATGCGCCATGCTGTTCGCAGTGTGTGCGATGAAAATCATCTTGCAGTCAACAACCTGCATCACATGCCGTTTGAGGCCAAGACACGCTTTGAAGAAGCCTGCATTGCCATACGTGATGATATGCAGTTCAATCAGCTCAAGTATTTCAGACCATTTGCACATCAGATGCGTTTCTTTGAAACTGGCGCAAGTGATCGTAGAGGCATACTAGCTGCAAACAGAATTGGTAAAACTGTTTCGACCTGTTATGAAACTGCCATGCACCTAACTGGTCGATATCCTGCGTGGTGGCCGGCCAAGGCCAAACGTTTCACGAAGCCGGTGACTGCCATGGTAGCCGGCGAAGGTTGGAGCCAAGTTGCTCTAGTATTACAGAATGAATTGCTGGGCACTAACGATGTCAAGATACGAGAAAACATCGGCACTGGAGCCATTCCCAGAGACTGCATAAGGTTCGACACCATGCGCTCGGATGGTGCCAACTGTATTGGTGTAGAAATTCGACATACAAGCGGAGCCAATAGCTATTTGCTATTTGCCAACTACACACAAGAAGTTCGTCAGATGCAGGGTTTTAAATTGAACCTGGCAGTGTTTGATGAACAACCACCCGATGACTTCTTCTCAGAAATTGTAACTAGAACTGCCACCACACAAGGTCAAGTGCTTTGCAGTTTCACACCGCTTAAAGGTCTAAATGGATTAGTGTCAAAGTTCTGGCACCAGGAAGAAGGCTATGAACACATTCGAGTTAGCTGGGATGATGTGCCCGAATACGATCCCTGGGGCGAACCATTCTTGTTGATGGCCACACGTTTGCAACTGGAAAGAGATTACTTGCCACACGAGCGTGATGCTAGACGCAATGGTGTTCCGGTAATGGGCAAAGGTGCAGTGTTTCAAATACGCAATTGGCCCACTTATCGAACCGGCGACTACGACTTCCGCAACACACATGGTCTACACAGGATCATTGCCTTGGACTTGGGCTTGGTAAATGACAAGACAGTCATTAGCCTAATGTATTGGCATCCTGAAGAACAAGAAGCTTGGTTGCACACACAGGTTGTTGTGAAAGGCACCGAAGAAGCCAATCCCATGAACTATATCAATCACCTCATGCGACCCGAAGTGTTTGGCACACCCATCATGCTACCAGCTGATGCCAACTCGCAAGGAAGATACACCATGAGTGCACAAAGCCTGCGCGAGTTCTTTGAAGAATACGAACTCAATGTGCATCCCGATGCCATCATGAACCCACCGGACGATCAAGGACGCAGAACCAATCATAAAAGTTTTGGTATCAATGTCATGCGCCAAATGCTGGAACTGGGCACCCTGCATGTGAATGAAAACTGTGTGGAGTTTTTGCGTGAGGCACAAAATTATTATGTGGACGAGAAAGGTCGCTTTAGTGATCCCGACGATTGCATAGATTCAGCACGTTATGCGCTTATAGGTTGTTTGCAGGGCTTGGCCGAACCCTGGGACAATCGCAGTCCACAAGCAAGATTTGCAGCAGCCAAGCACAATTTTAAAGTGCATCAAGCACAACGCGACAACAATCGACCTATTTGGAAACGTGCATGGACAACAGACGGTGGAGTTAGGTGACGCTAAATAATACGATAAACCCGAGAAATCCCTTATGTTAGATTTAAAAAATGTTGTGATCAGTAACTTAAATGGACATTCAGGCATGATGGCCCGTTTTGTCAAAATGAAAAGTTTGCTGGATCAAAAGTGTGCTGCTAACTTGCGTTTACTTGCTACCAAGAACAACATCAATAGAACCAGTGATTATCACTATCTAGTATTGCCAGTTAATGATTCTACTGATCCTGTTAATGGCCTGGACTATATTCATCCCGTTGTAAAACCAGTAGTTGATTACGCAACAGCAGTGATCACAAAAGGTATTGCACAAAATGGCGAGATCAATTTTGAATTTGTAGCCGACAACGAAGACGACGAAGCGGCAGCACGACAGGCCACCAACATGGTGCACAAGCTGATCAACCAAAACAATGATCCACACTTTATCCTACAACACTGGGTCATGGATGCTTGCTTGCACAAGAATGGTGAGATGTTGGTTGCTCCCATGCGTGAAAGTTTTGTGCGTTATATCACCACCGAAGGCACCTTGGATCAGTTGCGAGCATTTGAGCAACAGGCTGCTGACAAAGGCCTAACTGCCTTACGCTCAAGCCGTAGAAAGAAACATGTGGACCTGACCAAGGTTGCACAAGAAACACATCAGTTTGTGCAAGACCTACCACGTGCACAACACGAAGCCAACTTGCAAAAGATCATTGATCAATCCGAAGCATTTGATCCCGAGTCTGGAACCGCACCTGACACCACTCCAGCTGATCGCCAAAGTCTGGAACCAGCACAAGATCACATACAAGACAGTATTGCACGCAACACCATTTACGAAGCCAAATACAAACTAACTGGATTCAATTTAAACATCCGGTTCCGCCCAATTGCACAACACTATTGGATGTGCGACCCTACTGTGATCTCGATAGAAGAACAACCCTTCTGTGGATTCTACAAGCCCATGAGCATACAGGAAGCCTATGAACTGTATCCTGACATTGACCTAGAGGAGTTTAAAGTCTATGCCGAATATTCCAATGTTGGTTCATATCAAGCTGGATCACTCCTTAACAATTTGGCTCTTCATGCTCGGGATAGTGTGCCTATTAACGGACTTCCTGCACAAGGCTATAGTGCTCAGGAGCCTGAAGCAAGACAAGTCACTGTTCTTACTGTTTGGAATCGTTACGATATTGATAATGATGGAGAGTTGGAACTTGTTGAACTCATCTACAGTGGACAATATGTTATCTCTGCTAGGGAAGTAGAATTCATCCCAGTGGCCAACATGGTTCCGAAACCATTGTCACAGAACTTTTACGGTATGGCCATTGCTGAATCAGTAATTCCCATGCAGGAATACATGACATCGGGTTATAGAGCCGAATTAAGTTTAGGCCTGTTGACTGCAACACCTAGAATTGGTGCCAAACCTGACCGCTTGGACTTTGAAGAACTGGCCGATGGCGATGCTGCAATCTTTATCCTAGACAGCAAGTTCAATCCTGCAACTGACATATATCAAATTCCTCCACCTTCAGGCAACATCACCTTTATTGAAGAAGCCATGAATCGTATCCAACAGGATCAAATGGCCATGGTGGGCATGACAAGTCCACAAGATGTGTTCAATCCTGAAGTAATGGATCCCGGCAACAGCGGTGCCAAATTGAATCTGGCCCTAAGCCCCAATCAAGTGATCCAAGACAACACTGTTAAGAACTGTGCTGAAGGCTTGAAGGATGCCATCTGGTTGATCTGGAGAACTCTAATAGCACACGGCGATGATTACGGTGTCAAGCAATTGGCTGCACAGTTCCATCCCGAAGGCAAGCCGGAATTCATGGACTACAAGGCATTTGATGACATGAACTTTAACGAACGCAAGACCATACATGTTGATCTTGCACTAGGCATGAAGTCGGAAGAAAACAGTCTACAACGCTTGCAGATCATTAAACAAGCACAACAAGGCATGGCAGGTGAAATTGCACAATTGGCACAGACCAATGCACTTACACCCACAGGATTCAAGAAGCTGCGCAAGCCTTACGAAGACATGTTGTATGTCCTGGGCGTTAAAGATGCCGACAACTATTTGCCAACCGAGCAAGAAGCCACAGACATGGTCAAGCAGGCACAACAGGCAGCACAACAGGCACATCAACAACAGATGCAGATGGCACAGGCCACACAACAAGCTGACATACAAAACAAACAGGCCAAGACCGAATTGGATGCTGCACGAGCACAACAGATCGAAGCCGATGTTGCTGGCAACAGTGCCAAGATGCAGTTGGATGGCTTCAGCCTAGTGGGCGAACACAAAGCCCGTGCTTTCTAAAGTATAAATAAATTTAGAACAAGATTGGAACGGAAATGATAGAACAAGAGGTAATTGATGCCTTCAATGCCCGCCCCAGGGTGGACTTGAATACCATAAAGAAAATGACCGCCAGCCAACAGGATAGAGTCAAGACCTGGGGCTCACAAGCCGAGAATCTATTGGCCAATAGAGACTTTGCTATGTTTGTGCATCAATACAAATTTGAAATGACCGATGTTCTTTTAGATATAAAAGGACATTCACCAGATGAAAACGCTACACGCATAGCTGTCAGTAATCAGCTTGCGGGTATCGAAGGTTTTATATCACTGCTTAAACGAGCAGTGTATTTTAAAAATCGTGTGGTAAGTCAACAGGATCACAAAGTCCAAGACCCCAACACTTAAAGGAGAAACACTATGGAAAACATAGTAACGGATCGCCCTAATCTCACACCTGAGACGGTCCCGGTCCAAAACGTCAGCACTGGTTTAGATGCTATTGCTCAGAAGATGGCCGCGATGAAAGAACAAACATTGCGTAACCAAATGAGAAATACTGAACCACCTGAAGCAGGTTCAACCCAAGCGGCAGCAACGGCGGCACCTGTGGCCCCAGAAGGAGTCAAAATCAGCGACACCACTGTTGTTGACAATGATACCGATTTAGTAGAGCCAGAAGTCGACGCACAAGAAGATCAAAGCGGTCCGAGCCAAGATGAAGTGAATGCCCAGGATGCTCCTGTAAGCACCACAGATTCCAGTAGTGAAGATATCATTGACTTTCTCGAATTTGCCGAAGAGAACCCGAACGCCAAGTTCAAGTTCAAACGCAATGGAGAAACAATCGAAATTGACGCGAAAAAGGCAGCAGCCATTTTGGGCCAAGGTGCAGCGATAAGTGAAGATGCAAGACAATTAAAGATTGAAAAAGCCGAGTTCGATGAATACCTAGGTAAGAAGCGAGCTGAAACAGAAGGTCTTTTATTGGCGATGGAATTTACCGTAGCTCCTCAGATACAACGGGCCTACGATGAAATTATAAAGACGCAGGGTTTTCAAACTACCTTTCAGCAACAGTTGGCACAAGCGCAGGATCCGGCTACACGAGCAAGGATCCAGGCCAGTATGCAACAGAACGAGCGATACATTGCACAACAAAGTGCAACGATCAATCAACTGAAGCCAAACTTGGATCAGTTTTATCAACTGAGAAGCCAACAGGTTAATGAGATATTAGAAAGCAATCGTCGAGGTTTCAAAGACAAAGATCTTAAAAACCAATACATTTATAATGAGATTCGTGACAATGTTAGTAAAGGATGGGCAGGCGCAGAAGGACAATTGGTTCCCGGTATCCGGAATATTGATTTGATATCCGCAGACGAACACTTGATGAGTTTGTTGCGTGATGGATTACGATATCGAGATCGACCCAAAACTCGGCAAGCTGGCAACAGTATTGCTGCATTGACCCAAAAGCGTAGCGGAACACAAATCCAGAACCGTGAAAACAATCAGATGTCTGATCTTCAACAAAAAGCCAGAGCGGGCGACAAGAATGCCCAAGACAATCTCTTAGTAGCCAAAATGAATGCATTGCGGTCACAAAGAGGTGGAAGATAAAAGACATATTTTAGGAGAACCAAATGTCAAGTTTTATTAGCACATCCGCTATCGGCAATGGAACAGGTCTATACCAAACCGATATCGTTGTTAAAGATTTAGATTTAGATGTAAGTAATCGCGTTAAAGACGATACACCTGTATTGAACATGTGTATGGCCAAAAAGCGTAAAGTAGTTAGCACACTACCATTGTGGTCAAATGACGTATATCGTTTACCACAAACTCAAGCACAACAAGAAGGTGCAGCAGTTAGTTCAGCTCAAGTTGAACAAAACCAACGTGCTAACTTGGGCAACTACACACAGATTTTCTCGACTGTAGTTGGTGCAACTGGCACAGCTCGTGCAGTTGAGCAATCAGGTGGAGATCCACAAGCATATCAAGAAGTCAAGCAATTGATCGAATTGATGTTCGACGTTGAAGCACAAATCGTTCGTGCTGACCAAATCGGAACCAAGTATTCAGGCCAAAGCGGTATTGCTGCTGGTATTGGTATTCCTGCAACAGTGTTCACATATCCCACAGGCGATGCAAACCCAAATAACACAAATGCTAACGTAACAGTTGGTAGTGCTTATGGAGTTGCAGGTTACACAGTTGGAGTAACAACTTACTCTAGCGCATTGGGTCGTAGAATGGGTTCATTGAATGCATTTGCTGGAACACACAGTTTCAACCCTGCCGCAGGAAGCACATATTACACAGTGTTCAACACTGAGTCAAGCGATGTTACCACACAAGGCAATGCAAACGTTTGGACTGTTGGTGGTTCACTATCAAGTGGTTCATTAAGCAACACAGGTGAAGGCCTAGGAAGCAGCTTCTATAGTTACACAGGCACATTGCAACAATTTGCACCTAGCTTGTATAAGCAATTGGTTACAACTGCTGAGCAACGTTTCAATGCGAAAATCCGCACAATCGTTTGCCCAACAAGCCTACGCACACACCTAAGCGACACAATGCCTACAAGCCGTAGTATCAACCGTGTAAACAGCGAGCGTGGTGACACAATTGCCACATACGAAGGCGACTTCAACTACACATACCAGATTTTCGATTCTTGGATCATGGATCAAGTAGGTAGTGGTAACCAGATCTACTTCTTGGACGAAGAAGTTCTACAGTGGGGTTCATTGCGTGACCTAGGACCAAACAACGAAGTGTTCTCGAACGCTGACGCTAGTTTGGACCAGTTCATTCTAGAAGGAACATTAATTGTTCGTAACCCAGCTGGCGTTGCAGTATTGCATGACATCAGCTCAACAGGTCAATCTGTTAGCTTTGGTTCAGGCAATGGTGGTGCATCAACTATCGTTGGTGGCACTCGTGCTGCAAGCAATGTTGTTCGCTTGAATGCATGGGACAACAACTCGTTTTGATTAACTACTAATTAAAAAAATAATTAGTTAGTAATTAAAACTAAATAAAAAGGAGTGCTAGAAATAGTGCTCCTTTTTTATTGGAGATTAGAAATGAATGAATTACAAAGAATTAAAGAACTTGAAATAGAACTTCGACAACTTAAAGAAAAAGTTCGCTTAGACAAACAATTAGATATTACTCAAATACCTAGACAACGTTACATACAACAAAAATGTCAAGCAGACAAAAGAAAAATAGATTGGCTGTTTACATTTGACACCTGGTGGAAGATGTGGTGTGACTCTGGTAAATGGAATGAGCGTGGTCGTAAAAAAGGTCAATACTGCATGGCACGTCGAGGTGATATTGGACCATATAGCCCTGATAATGTTGATATAGTAGTGGTATCAAAAAATACATCAGATGCTAAAAAAGGAAAACCTGGTCATTGGAATGGCAAAAAAATGTCAGAAGAGCATAAAGAAAAATTACGACAAGCTAAAATAGGACACAAACAAAGTGATGAGACAAGACTTAAAAAAAGTTTAGCCAATAAAGGTCAACCATGGAGTGAGGCAAGGCGAGCCGCACACCGACAGGCTTGGAACAAAGGTCTTACCCGAGCCACCAATAGCCGTGTTGCCGCATATGCTGACAATTATCCAGAGAATAGAAAAAGTAAAATAGATTAAACAAACAAGGCCCCTAACGGGGCTTTGTCACGATTGGTAAATACTGTATGATTACTAATACCAATTACAATGAATTTGAAAACTATCAGGACAAAAGCTATCTAGATGACAGCACAGAACCTGTATACAACGAAGGTGCACACCGCCAAGATGTGGGTGGACTTGTAACAAAAGACAATGGCATTGCTGATAGACTATTACAAAACGACCGACTATTTAATCATTTAAAAGGTGATTGGACACGCGAAGACTTTAACAAAAGTCGCAATGTCAAGGTCACTACCGGCAGACAAGATGGCAAGTTCTTTATCCGACGTGAACAATACAACATTGCACACATTGCTGAAGTTTGTGCTGACTATCGCAAACGAGCCGAAGCTGGTTATGTAGATCCACTAGCGCCACTCATGCCTGATGGCAAGATCGGTTACAAATGGATGGAACTGCCCGACACTATTGCAATTCAAATCAGCAATGATTATTTTGGTGGCATGAGCTGGCAGACCATTAAACTAGACAAGACTCTAAAAGCACAATTCTATCGAGTTGTGGAAACCGAGTATCCGGCATTTGTTTGTTATCCAGGTGGAAAGTTGCCAATTCCGATTGAAGTTCCCTATCCGGCTAAGGTAGGGCAAACAGCATTTTTTAAAGGGGCCAATTTCCAATGAGCAACAGTTTACCAATCACTACCGGCACTGATCTAGTGCAGTTTGTGCAACAGTTTACCGGCAGCAACGATGCCAGTGAAATACAACAGTGTGTGTATCTTACTGAAATGATGATGCGTAACATCGAATTGCCGGCCTTGCGAACCGATCCTTGGACCACAATTGGGGTTGCTGGTAGTTATGGACAAATGCCCATTCCCTCCAACATGAATAGACCCATTTTGTTTTTTAACCAAGGCACTGGTGGTGGACCCAACGCGGCCGGGCCTTGGATAGTGTATGATCGCATTGGTGATCGAGACATCATTGAACAAATTTTGGATCAGCAACTGTATCTTACTCCGGTCAACATACCGCAGGTGTATCATGGCAAATTCAGCGAAGTGGGACAAAATTATGAATTCAGTCCACAAATTGCCGAAGGTGATCAAATCAACATGTATTACTATACCACATGGCCTTTGTTGTTTACCACAGACAACACGGGTAACATGATAGATACCAACGTGGTCCTGCAATCATTTCCCGAGGGATATGTGTATGGAACCTTGCACAACTACTATTACAAACGCAAGATGATGGAAGATGCTGACAAATGGTTGGCCAAATACAACCTTGCCTATGACACTGTGGAAGATCAAAACAACAAAGGCAAATGGAGCGGTGGTCATAACAAATTGACCAGCATTTTCCAACCAAGAAGAAATCAACGCTTCTCAACCAGATAAGGATTTAGCATGGCAGGTTTATACGGCTTTACAGGCAACACAAGCACAGTTTCTGTGAATGATACACCCGGACTTTATATCGGTTCCGGCAATGTCACTGTGTTGAATTCAGCACAACAGTTGTTGAATATTCTAGACAACAATGGCAATGTGAATTTTGCTCTAGACCCCGCAACTGGCTATACCACAGTTTACAGTTATTTCGCTGGCAATGCTGGTGGAGGCGGTGGTGGAGGCGGCGTTGTGACCCTTGTAGGCAATGTGGTGGGCACAGGCACAGTGCCTGGCACCATCAACACAATCATATCAGCTTCGGGTGTGACCGCAGGCACATTTGGTGACGCCGGTGATGTGCCAGTCTTGACCGTAGGCGCAGATGGACGCATAACCAGTATCAGCACAGTGCCCAGTTCGGCACAGACCTATGGCAATGCCAATGTGGCAGCCTATTTGATTACCAATACTGGCAACGTAAATGCTGCTTATTTTACTGGTAATGGTTATTATATCACCGGCATTCCGGGCGTGACCTATTCTAATGCCAATGTGGCAGCCTATTTGCCTGTGTATACTGGCAATATCGCAGCCAACAACATCACGGCCACCAGCAATGTGACTGCAAGATTCTTTCGTGGTAACGGTTATTATTTGACCGGTATTGTGTCCACTGGCAATGCAGGCAGTTACAGCAATGCCAACGTGGCAGCATTCTTACCGGGATACACTGGAACTGTAAGTGCTGGTGCTGTATTGACCAACAATTATCTTTGGGCCAATGGACAACCTGTTGTGTTTGGTGGTGGCACCAGCACCTACAGCAATGCCAATGTCACTGCCTATTTGGCTGCTGGCACCGATCCCACTATTCTTGGACTTGTGGCCAATACCACTGCTGCCAATGCTGCTATCGTATCTGTGCAGGCCAATTTGACTGCATTTGAAACTTACGCCAATATACATTTTGGTGATAGCAATTACGGCAACGCCAATGTGGCTGCATATTTGGCTGCCGGCACCGATCCAACAATACTTGGTATAGATGCCAATGTCACTGCTGCCAATGCCGCTATTGTGAATGTGCAGGCCAATCTTGTCAGTTATGCAACTTATGCCAACACACAAATAGCAACCATTAACGCCAATCTAGGTGCATATGAAACTTATGCAAATGCCAATGCTGCCGTTCAAGCCGTTGCTATTAATTCATTAAATGCCAATGTGGGCGCATATGAAACAGCAACCAATGCCAACCTAGGCACAGTGGTCACTAATTTGAATACCTTGACTGCCAATGTGGGCGCATTTGAAATTTATAGCAATGCCAATGCTGCCAGTCAACAAACTGCTATCAATGCTCTTTCGGCCAATGTGGCAGCATTTGAAACCTATGCCAATGCCAATATTGGAACCATTTCATTAAATCTTGCCACGCTCACAGCCAATGTGGGCGCATATGAAATTTATGCCAATGCCAACATTGGCGGTATCTATAATCATTTGAACACACTAGATGCCAATGTGGGTGCATATGAAACTTATGCCAATGCCAATTTGTCCACACAAGCAACAAATTTTAATACCTTGAATGCCAATGTGGGTGCATATGAAATTTATGCCAATGCCAATATTGGAACATTGTATCTTGGCAACATAGCCACACAGGCCAATTTGGGTGCCTTCCAAATTTACAGCAATGCCAATGTGGGTGCAATATACACACACCTTAACACGCTTGACGCCAATGTGGGTGCATTTGAAACTTATGCCAATGTGCAATTTAGTGCTCTTGGTGGCAACATTATAACCACCAATCCTATAACTATTCAAAGTAATATTGCTACTGGACCAGGCATAGTTAATATCAATGCCTATTCGGGACAAATTACCAATTCTGGTATCATAACTCTAACAGCTCACAATATAGAATTGGCAGCTTACAATGGTGTTCAAATTGATGGTGGATCATTAATAGTTAATGCACAACCTATACAATTAAATGGTAATACCACTGTGGCTAACATTACTGCTGCTACTGGTATCACTGCCAATTACTTTTATGGTAATGGTAGTCAATTGACCGGTATTGTGAGCAATTATGGTAATACACAAGTGGCAGCATTTATTGATAATGGTGCAAATCCAGCTTGGTTTACAACCTTAAGAGCTGATGGTGTTGTTTCACTTACTAACAATGTAACTGTGGGCGGTTCAGGAACCATTGCGGCCGGCACACCCGCCTTGTGGGTCAATGCAGGCGATTTACTGGTTCGTGGCAATACGCAATCCGGTAATCTTACTGTGCAAAATACTGTCATAGCAAACAATGTGATAGCCAATGCCAATATCAAATCGGACAATATTGCTGTCACCAACACAGTATCCGGCGCTGCATTTACCTATGCCAATGGTATAAACATTTTATCCGGTGTGCAAGGTAATTATGGAAATGCCAATGTGGCTGTTTATCTGCCAACTTATGTGGGCAATTTAAATGGTAACTTGACCAGCGGCAACATATTTGCACCCAATATCACTTTACGAATCAGTGACGGCAGTCCAGCCGATACTTTGACCATTAATTCATTGTATGGTAATACCGCAGCACAGGGTAATTGGGCAGTGTTTCAATATACCGGTGGCACAGTGTTTAACAGTGCACCAGTTTATATCAACAGCAATCTTACAGTTCAAGGTTTGGGCACCGGATATGTCACAATTGCCAACACTGTGTCTGCAGGCAATATTACAACCACAAATGGCGTATTTTATCCCAATGGTGCACCTTATGTGAATGTGGTCATGCCAACCTATACTGGCAACATACAGGCCAATCTATACACAGCCCTAGATGGTTTATTTTTAACCAATAGCAATATTGGTGCATTCAGTTATGGACGTTTGAATTACGCAGACGTAGACATATTTGCCAGTTACTCTACCAGCCAAAACAATTATGCACAGGTTGTGATGCAAAACACCAATTCAGGTGGTTCGGCATCTACCGACTTTGTTGTATCAAATGATCGGGGCAATGCCACTGCATTTTACGGTGATTTTGGTATCAACAGTTCGGGTTTCAACACCGGCACTGGCAGTTTTGGTTTACCCAATGCCACTTATGTGTATGGACAAAACAGTGACTTGGTGTTAGGCACCACAACTGCCAATGTGATACACTTGGTCACAAATAATTCGGCCACAGATGCCATCACAATCTATGCCAACAATGTTAGTGCATTTAGCAACATCATTACCACTAACGGTGTGTTCTGGAGCAATGGTGTTGCTTATAGCACAGGTGGCGGTGGAGGTGGCAGTTATGCCAACGTGTGTGTAAGCACTTACTTGCCACATGCCACCGGATACACCGATGGATGGCAAATACCAATTGGTGGCAATAGCACTAGACCCACTTTTGCTGCCAATGGCATGATTCGTTTCAATACCGATATTAAAAGCCCGGAATGGTATAGCGGAGTTGATAGCACATGGTATAAGTTTAGTCAATCCTTGAATCCAAGAGTTCCTTACAGTATCAATTACTTGATTATGGCTGGTGGTGCTGGTGGTGGTTCAGGACTAGGAGGCGGAGGCGGAGGCGGAGCCGGCGGATTCGTGAGTGGTAATGTTACTTTGTCGCCATGCACTTCCTATCCTATCATAGTGGGTGGTGGCGGGGCTGGTGGAGCTCCCAATCCCGGCACAGCGGGCTTGTATGTGGGAGGATCTGGTGCTTGTTCTAGTGCATTTAGTCAAACTGTCATTGGTGGAGGCGGAGGCGGAGCTGGTAATACTCCAGGCACTGTTACTGCTCTATCAGGTGGATCAGGTGGTGGTGGTGCCGGCGGTCAGCCTGGCAATTCCGGCACTTCCGGACAAGGTTTCGCAGGTGGAACCGGAGCACCACAAAATGCACCAGGTTATGGAGGCGGTGGCGGTGGCGGAGCCAGTGCTGTTGGTGGTGGACAAGGTTCTGGTGCGCCAGGATCTACAACAACTGGTGGTGGTGGCGGCGGTGGAGCTGGTAAAACCAACCCAATTGCAGGATCTACTGCGGGCGTTGCTTGTGGACCCGTTTATTATCTTGGTGGCGGCGGCGGCGGAGGAACTCAAGGTCTAGGATCAGGTCCAGCAGCTTCAGGTGGTAAAGGCGGCGGCGGTGCTGGTGGATATAGTGGCCCAAGTGGTGTGGCAGGAACAGGAACCAATGCCACACCCAATACCGGAGGCGGAGGTGGAGCTGGTGGAACCAGTAATTCAACTGCTCGTGTAGCACAATCCGGCAATGGTGGATCCGGAGTTGTTGTTATGTCAATTCCCACTGCAAATTATCCTGGCACCTACACTGGAGGCGGCAATGTCACAGTTACCACTTCAGGGCCCGCCACAATATTGACATTTACCGGTAGCGGTAGTTACACAGCTTAAGGAATAGAGATGAGTCATTTTGCAAAAGTTAATAATGGACGAGTTGTTCATGTGATTGTGGCCGAACCAGAATTTTTTGATACATTTGTGGATACCACACCTGGCACCTGGATACAGACCAGTTACAACACACGAGGTGGCGTGCACTATGGTGCTGATGGTGTTCCCGATGGTGGGGTGGCCCTGAGAGGCAACTATGCCAGCATTGGATATATCTATGATGCCGAACATGATGTGTTTTATCCGCCCAGTCCGTTTCCCAGTTGGCGATTAAATACTGCAACATGGACTTGGGATCCACCCATTGCCATGCCTGATCCAACAAAAAGTTATATTTGGCACGAGAACACACAAGAGTGGGAAGAAATCACACTACCAACACAAGAGTAACACATGGCCGTTAATCCAGTAAAAACACCTTTCACCAACATGAGCTTTACACCTGATGTGCCATCCAGTGTGTTAAGTGCCAACGAATACAATGCCGGTTACAATGTAGAAACTGATGTAAGATCGGTCAAATCAGTTTTGGGTGATCAGTATATTCTTAGTTCCATTCCCGGCAATATCATTTACATGACATCGGGATTTAGAAACAATGATGTGTTTTGGTTTATTATGGCCACCGAACAGGGTTCATGGTATGCCATGAATCAAACTGGCAGCATTGCCAACATAACACCAGTGCCCATGACTGGCGTAATCACATCAAACACCACATTCAACAGTTTAAGTGGAACCAGCAGCACAGTTGCTGCCGGAACTTATACTGCGGTTGCTCCAATCACAACCAGTGGCGGCGGAATACAGGCCACATTCAACGTCACAATCACCAGTGATGGCGTGCCTTACAACAGCACTGGAGCAATAGGTGCCTCTACCACATTTGGAAACATTATGGGCAATGCTGGTGCAACTGCACAAGGCATTTACAGCAATATTTCTCGAATCCGAACTTCAGGTTCAGGCACCGGTTCAAGATACACAGTTGTGGTCAATAACAATTCCGGCAACTATGCCAACATTGCCTCAATCACTGCTGTCAATGGTGGTATAAACTATGCAGTAAATGATACTGTGACCATTACAGGTAATTTGCTGGGTGGAGTCACTGGCAATTTAAATAGCACAACACAGTTCTCGAATTTTACCGGCAATAGTGGTGCCGCAAGTCGAGGAAAATATACCAATTTAACTGCCACAAGCAATAGTGCAATTGGCACAGGTGGAACATTTACTGTTTATGTAAATGCCAACGCCGCACCTTATGCTGGCAATGCCAATGTCACTGTGCAGAGTTTTGGCAACAACTATGTGGTTGGAGATACATTTACCATATATGGCAACACCATTGGTGGAGCATACTCAACCAACAACTTGGTGTTTACTCTAGCCAATGCCAGCAACAATGATCTAACATTCACAATACAATCCGCAGTGAGTAATGTTACAACCATTACCACTGTGACTGGTGGACAACAATATGGTGTCGGCAACACTGTGACCATTTCGGGCAATGTGTTAAATGGAAACTTTACCAACAACTTGACATTCACTCTAGGTGGTAACGTCAGCACCATCAACATTGGTAAGTTTGGTCCCGGAGTGTATAGCAACAGCACTGTGATCACTGCTGACTGGAATGGATCAACGGTGTTCTTAAATGATCAAACCAATCCGCCCATGTATCTAACACCAACTGCTACCGAGATCGGAGTATTTGGTTATCCGGATCCGGTCACAGACCAAACCTATATCTGGAACTATGATGTTACTACCAGCAGCACTGGTAATCTCATTCCATTATACAGCAGTCTCAGTGCTGGTTTTGTTAGAGTTTACAACAGTCCCAATGTGGGCACCTTGTTGATATCAGGAAACTTGACCGGAGTTGTGGCTGGCAATGTCACATATCCAACTCCGGGATCGATACAGAATTTGCCAACAACTATTCGTTGGAGTCAAAATTTTGGATTAAATTCTGGACCCACAACTTGGGCTCCTACTCTCACCAACGTGGCCAACGAAGTAGAAGTTCCCTTGCGTGGCCCAGCCATTGATGGTTTTGCTTTAAATGGCAACTTTTATGTTTTTAGTTATTGGGACTGTGTTCAATTCTCACCTATAGCATATACTTCAACTTCGGCTCCAGTGTTTGGCATATTGCTTGTCACACAAGGAAGGGGTCTGTTGAATGAAAATTGTTTTGCAATTCAAGATAGCACCGCCTACGGTGTTGATGCTAGAGATATTTGGAGTTTTAATGGCGGCACCTTTACTCCTATTGGTGATCAGCGTGTTAAGAATTATTTTTACAATAATTTAAATGCCAATTATGTCGATCAAGTATTCATGGTCAACAATACTGCCAAATACCAAATTGAAATTTACTATCCAGATTTGTATTCGACTGGTCAGTGCAATCAGGTGTTGAGTTATAGATATGACTTGCAGGTATGGAATCCACCACGCCAAGTCACACAGGCCACCAGCGCCAGCGAAGCACCAAGATTTTTTGCCAATGTGGCCAACCTGGCCACACGTGGTTTGGTTTATAGCAGTGGTGCAGGCAATGTGCCATTGATACAAAAAGATGTTGGCACCAGTTTTGTCAACGATGAACCCATATCAACCCTGTTCCAGCGTGACAATATCAGTTTTGGTCAAAGCTACAGTGCATCGGTCTTGGTGCACAGAGTCTATCCCGAAGTGTATGGCACCGGAACCATCGACATCACTGTGGGCGGTGCCGACAGTGTGGCATCAACACCCACATATGAAACCACACAAACACTGGATATAGTGACCAACAATCCCTGGGTGCAGATCAATCAAAACGAAGCTAGAATAACCAGCATTCAAATAAGTAGCACAAGTTCAACCGATAGCTGGCAAGTGCCGGCCTTGACTTGGCAAGTAACACAGGTTCAAGACACAAGATAATGACAAATTTTGCCTTAACATCAGCTTCAAATCCACAGGCAGTTATTCAATCATTAAACTATGCCCTAAGCAATTTGGGGTCAGTGACTGGAAATGTATTGGCAGTCAGCAACAATGGCAGCATTGTTTACACCAGTGGTGCCGCATACAGCTATCTGTATCGATATCTATGGGTGGCTTATGGCACTAGTGCCACCGGAGCCAATTTCAGTTTCAGTCCCACCAATGCCACCTATTATGGTGTGCGTAGTAATAGCAGTGCTGTTGAAAGCACCAATCCGGCAGACTATACTTGGACACAAGTATCGCCAGGATTTGGCACAACCAATTATCTATGGTATATCACTTATGGTGGTGGGCAGATCAATTTTGCAGTCAGTGCCACTGCACCCAGTAGCCAATACCGACAAGTTGTAGATAATCAAGCCATTGATTTATATGTTATTACTGCCACTGTGTCGGCCAATGTCACAAATGGCATCACTGCCACAACCAGTCCCAGTCAAATTTTGTTTGCACAAAATGCAGATCAAACTTACACTGCCAACACGCAGAGCATGTCGGCCAGTTTTTTCAGCAACACCAGTAGTGTTGCATATGGCAATATCACTGCCACGCTCAACACTGATGGCACTGTGAGTATTGCTGAAATTGCAATTGATCCCAGTATCACAGTTTATACCACTTATTCGGCCACAAACAGCAACAGTTTGACCATTAACTTTGTGCAAAATACCGGAGCTGCCACTAGTGGAGCAGTGCTGGTGCAAACACAGGCCAATAGCGGCATCAGCACATTCACTGTGAATGCTTATACTCTAGCCAATGCCACACCGGCAACACCCACAGCCAATACCGGAAGTTGGAATTTTGGAACCAGCATGGGCACTGCGCCCACTGCCACTGATGGCAATGTATGGACCCTGGTTCAACCCAGTATCACAACATCACGAGCTGTTTACGTCAGTAGTGCAACAGCATCTACCAGCAATGCTGCGCCAACTGCCAATGTGACCAATTTGACCTGGAGCACACCGGTAATAAGTTCGGGACTGACAGCGCCAAACATGACCATTGCTTATGCCAAAGGTCAATACATAACCGATAATGGTGGCACATACAATCCTACCCCAGTGGGCGGTGTTGTTACTCTAACAGCCAATGTGCAGGCCCTGCGTGGCAATACCATATTGGCCGCAGTGACTCAAGACACTTTGTATTTTACTGCCAATGGCGGATTCACAGTTCAATCCGATCCCACAACTGCATTCAATGCCAATGCCTTGGTATTTGGCACTCCAATCTCTACAACATATAATCTGTATCAAAATGTCAGTTATGCCGATGTTGGTGGCACAGTCACCAATTTCATTAGCGAAGCATTATTGGTCAACGGCACAACAGGACCACAAGGACCTCCGGGCCTAATTCCGTTGGCATTTATTGTGGCCAACACTGATCCCACAACTGCCAATACTTCGGTATTGACTGCCATGTTTGAAGCATCAAGAAGCAACACATTGCCTCCTATTGGTGTAGGTGTTGTGCCAACCACAAATGATGTGGCACAGTTTTTCTATCCCAACATCAGTGTGGCTGGTGGTGGAGTCACCAGTGTGCTAGAATATACATCAGGCAATGTCTGGAGTCCGGTCAATGCACAAGTTGTATCCGGTGATGTAATTTACACCGGAACCATTACTGCCGCACAACTAAATGCCGACAGTATCTACACAATCAATTTGCAAAGCACCAATGCACAATTGGGCAATACCCAAAGTCACGGTTTTTGGTTGGCCAGTAATACCGGAAGTGCTAGATTTGGTGGCACTGTCTACATCGGTGATAATTTGATTGTGGGCAACAATGCAGTGTTTGGCAGCAATGTCTACGTGGGCAACAATAGTTATGTGGGCAATAATAGTGTAATTGGCAACAATGTGATAATTGGCAACAATCTCACAGTGGGCAACAACTCTGCGATTGGTAATAGTTTGTTGGTGGGCAATGGTGCTGCCATTGGCGACAGTTTGGTTGTGGGCAACAATGCCGTTGTTGGAACCAATTTGACTGTGGGTGCCAATATCAATATCGGAGTCAATGCCAACATTGGTTTGAATGCCAACATCGGTAACAATCTACGTGTGGGCAATAACCTTACCGTGGGAAACAATGCTGTAATTGGTGGCAACCTTAACATCACGGGCCTGGTCACAGGTGGGTCCTTGGCACCCAGCGTGGTCAATACCACCAACATTGTGAACAATGCAATTACCACAACCTTGATTGCAGGCAATGCAGTCACTGGCGCACAAATAGCTTATGGCAGTGTCAGCACCAATCAATTGGCATTCACTTACAATCCTGGTTTGCCCTCTGCAGGAGCCACTACCAGTTTTGCCAATATCATAGTCACCAATGGCAGTGGCACCGGATACAATCCGGGCTATGTGTCGGGTGTGGGCTGGGTGGCCACTGTGGGCTATTGTTTATTGCCAGCTCAACAAAATCAATACTATGCTCGAGCTGTTGGATGCAGTTTTGTATCCAATTTCAATTCGGCCTCATGGACCAGTCAAAGCAATTATCCGTATTTTCAATGGTATATCAACAGTGCCGTGGGCGGTGGAACCAGTTATTATCTAAATGGTTCCAGCAGTGCTCTTGCGCCACAAGATATATCGTTGCAAAATACCACCAGCATGTCTGGATACTATACATTCAATGCACAAAGCGTGGGCATACCGGCCACATACTGGGCAGGTCAAAGTTATATTGTGGTAGGCTTGGCCTTGGTCATGGGTGGCACCAGCGGTTCGCCTATAGGCAGTGCCAATGTGTCAATCAGCAATTTCCAAGTAAACTTGACACAATACACCACCAGTTAATACCCAATAAATATTAAATGAACAAAGAGACACATATATGAGTTCAGGATTTCTTAAAGACCCGTTTGGTAGCATAGGTGGCACACTGGATCACTGGGGCAATGTAGTGGGTTCAGCTTTGGGCCAGCTGGGCAGCTGGGTTGACAACAATTTTCCTGGAGGCTGGGCCGGAGTTACTGCTGCCACTTTGTTGGCTGTGGGCATAGCCGATCCTGAATTATTAAGCAGTGCCGATGCTGGTGAATTAACCCCCAACATGATAGAAAGTGCCGGTGCTGATCCCACCTTGGTGCAAGATGGGCTTTATCAAGTTACCAATGATGCTGCTGCCTCAGGATTGAGTGTGGGACAATACAGTCAAGCTGTGACCATGGGACTAGATCCCAGCACTGTGGCCAGTTTAGCTGATGGAGGTGGATTCAGTTCGGTAGATGACTACTTGGCCGCACAACAAGCAGGATTCAGTAGTGCCAGCGAATGGGGACAAGCGCAGGCCATGGGCTTTAGTAATGCAGAAGATTATGCCACTGCCAATGCTGAAGGTTATACCAATGCAGATAGTTTTTATGCTGATCACCCAGCAGCTGCAGAAGCCGCAGGATATACTCCTCCTGCTGCTACGGCTGAGCCTGTTACTCCTGCTGAGCCTGTTACTCCTGCTGAGCCTGTTACTCCTGCCGAACCAACACCAGCAGCACCTGCCGAACCTGTTGCAGCATTAAATCCCGAACAAGTGGGTGCACTAGCTCCCGCCACTGGAACTGCTGCGGCCGGCACTGGAGCTGCCACTGCGGCCGGCACTGGAGCCGCTGCTGCAACCGGATCTGGATATCTAGGAGCCATGGGCATAGGTGCCGCAACTGGTGCCGGTATCAATGCCGGCGTTGATGTATTGACTGGTCGACCAATTACCTTACAAGATGTAATTCGTGGTGCAGTAACTGGAGCCATTGGTGGAGGTATATCCAATTATATTGGACCAACTTCAACAATTTTAGGTGCTGCTGCCAGTGGTGCTGCCAGCGGAGTGGGCGCCACAGTGGTAGTAGATGCTGCCACCGGCACACCAATTACCACAAAAAGTGTGGCCACTGCGGCCTTGGTAGGCGGAGCATTCAGTGCAGGAGCACAAGCCATTACCAGTGGCGCCGCCGGATCAACCACTTACACTTATGATGATGGTTCAACACTGACTGTGAATGCTGCAGGTAATCCGGTAGCAGTCACAACTGCCAGTGGCCAAACAACCAATGTGGGTGTTTATAATCCTGCAACTGGCACAACCCAACAAAGCTATGATGATGGATCAACCCTAACAACCGATACAAATGGCAATCCGGTTAGCACCACACCCAGCACTGATGTGGGTGGACCTGGTGGTGCCGCCAAAGGATCCACCATTGGCACAATTACCTATCCGGATGGCACAACCACACAAACATTTGATGATGGATCAACTCTGACCACAGACAAAAATGGCAATGTAATTTCAACCACTCCGGCAACCAATACCGGTGCAGCCGGATCAACCACAACTGCTACTGGCACCTCACCCACAGTTGGTAGTGGCACCAATGCTGTCACAGGTGGTGCAAGTGGCACCTTGGGTGCGGCAGCTGCCGGAGCAGGCACAGGTCCCACTGCTCCCAACTATAACAGTCAATTTTTTCCAATACCCACTTATGTGGGACAAGATTTGGCCAATCCTGGTGTCAATCCCGGATGGATCGAACCCGCGGCCACCTACACCGGTGTTGCCCCTGGCCAAGACCAATACTATTGGGGTGCACAACCTTACACACAAAATTTTGGTCAATTGGGACAATCCAATCCGGCAGCTCCGGCCAATCCTTATGGACAAGTGAGTGAGTTGGGCCAATTGATTTCACCCAATCAACTCACAGGTCCCAACTTACAAACTCTGGCAGCCGCACAAGGAACCAGCACACCATTGTCGGGCGGTTTGCAAGGTCTTGCCAATATGAGTTATGATATCTACAACAATCCGGTTCAAATGAACACCATGGGACCAGCCATACCGGGATCAGCAGCAGTATTTGCAACACCCACACAACAACAAGCGGCCATGGGCACAAGTTATGCACAACAAACGGGACAAGGATTAAATTACGTGACCACACCGGCCAGTTTGAAACCTACTGGACAAACTGCCAATACACCATTGTTTGCAGTCACTCCCGAACAACTACAAGCACAATTAACTGCAGATGCCAATGCTGCACAAAACGGTCAAGTAACAACTTAAGGAACCAAGATGAGTCAAGGAACACAAGGCGGATTACCATTTCACTTTCCCAACACTGGACAACAGTTGCCCAGCGGCACCAACAATCCCACACCGGCACCGGGATCAAATACTCTAAGCACACAAGGTGCCAACAATTGGAATTCATTTGCCATGGGTGGGTCAAATGCAATCAATCAACACACCAATCCCATGTTTCAAACACAAGAACCCAGTGCCACACCAAACAATTTTGGTGGTATCAATGCATTTGGTCATTTGATCAACAATGCCAACATGCCCAACACCAATCTTAACACTCAAGCGGGCATGATGGCCAATCCCAATCAACAACCTGGTCAAGCACCAGCCATGAGCCTGGGTGGTATAATTACAGGTGGCACTGTGCCACAAACTGTTCAACCGCCCACCTTTACAGTGGGAGCCCCTCCTGTGACCACACCACCGGGCATGATACCACCACCACAGTTAATGCCAACCATACATGCATCCAATCCACAACAGACACAACAATTGTTGAATCAACTGTTGATGACACCGGGCACGCAGTTACCAGTGCCACAATAAAAAGGTTAAATACATAATGAACATAATCGGAGACAAACAATGAGCGGAGGCAAATCTAGCGGATCTAGCACCATGATCCCCACACTAAGTCCACAACAAAATGCCATGATTGCGGCTCAAACTGGCCTGTTTACCAGCCAAATTGCTCCAGCATACGCAACCGAAATACAAGGTGCTACCAATTTGTATAATCAAGCTGCACCCGGAGTTACCAACGCAGCACAGAATTTGGCTGGCACTGCCAATCAAGCACAAACAGTGGCCGGTCAAACCGGTGAATCGGCTCTCACATCCGGTATCAATGCACTACAAAACATAGCCAGTCCGGCCTATCAACAAGCCGAAATGAATGCGGCCTTAATGCCAGCCGAAGCACAATATCAACAGAACCTAGCGCAATTGAACAGCAGCTTTGGTGGTGCTGGTGAAATCGGCAGTGCACGTCAAGCTCTTGCACAACAACAAACTGCCGGTGCCACACAGGCAGCACAACAACAAGCAGCTGCACAAGTGTTGCAAAACATTGCTCAACAACAACAAGCAGCTGGCGGAAGTCTAGCACAATTGGGACAAGCCGGATTGGGACAAGCAGTAAATTATGCAAATCAAGGCGTAACTGCTGCCATGACTCCCGAACAGTTATACAGTGTTTACGGACAACAACTCATGGGCGTTCCAAGTGCTTCATGGAATCCCAACTTCTCTGGCACACAAGCACAAACAACTACTACGCAAGGTAATCAACTTGGTTTTAATATCTAAGGACAACAATGACAACAGTAAATGATATCTACAATTTAATGTCTGGTGATTCCAGCGTTGGTAGTTTCCTAGGTAACATGCAAGTTGGTGGGGCAACCGGTGCACCTGCAATTTCTACTGCGCCACAAGCCAATGCGTATCAAGCACCACAACAGAGTGCACAGGCCATGCCCATGGCACCAGTGGCACCAACAGCAAGTGCATTGCCCATGGCACAACAGTTGCCTAGTTTGCAGTCGCCCATGCCACAAACAAATTATGCGCCGGCACCACAAATGCCAGCACAACCTGCAATGCCACAAATGTCTGCTCCAGCTCCAGCACCAGCAGCTCCTGTCATGCCCGCAGTTGCACCAACTCCCACCATGCCCACAGGAGCAGGTCTAAATCCTGCTGCCAGTAATGTGCCCATGGGTGCGGCGCCAGCTATGCCTGCTATGCCCGCTGCTCCAGTTGAACCTGCTGCTGTTGCCGAACCATCAGTTGCGGCATTACCGGTCAATCAAACAGTGGCAGGTGCTCCGGCTCCGGCTGCTGCTCCAGCTCCGGCTGCTGCTCCAGTGGCCGCACAGGGTGACTTTACTGGTCGCTTGTTGCAAGCACAAGACAATCCAACTGAATTAATGAAGCTTCGTGATGAAGAGGGTGTAACACCTGAACACAAAGATCTTGCCAATCGACGTTTGCTTGAATTAACCCAACAAACACAAGGCCAAATGGATGCTGAGAAAAAAGCCAAGGCATTGTTGGCCGCAAATGACAGCAAAGGCATTGCCAATATCATTAATCGAAATGAACCTGAAGGCAGTTATCTAAAAGCCTACATGTATCATAGACTGGGACTAAGTGATCTAGCGCACCAAGAACAAATCAAATTGGGTGCTGGTAGTCACATGCAACAGGTGATCATGCCCAATGGCGAACAATATCTTGTGCGTATGCGCGGAGACAATGTGGCCACACACGGTGTTGATTTAAAAACCGGACAGGAACTGGATGCCAATCAATTGGCCAGTGCAGGTGCCAACTACATGAAAGATAGTGAAGTTGGTAAGACCTTGTATAAAACCAAGAATGGTGATATTATCAGTGCTGCATTTGTTAAAGGTGAAACCAAACCAAGACTCATGAACTTGACCACAGGTCAAGCTCTAGCCAGTGCTCCCACAGATCTAGCTCCAATCAATCAACAAGATTGGCAAAAGATGGCAGTGGGTAAAGCACAAATTAGCGAAGCCGAAAGCACTGCCAAGGCCATGCGAGCCAGCAATATCAAGGCCACTGAAGCCGGATTACAACCCATTTACAGTGATGAATATATAGATACAGTTAAAGCACACTTGTTGAATGGCGGCATATTGGCTCCAGAAATGACCAATGCCTTGGCTCCATATCGAGCTGCTGAACAAACACAAGCAAATCAAAACGGAGCAATCAATCCCAATACACCGGCACCCGCAACAACACCATCTGCAGCAGCTCCTGCCGCAGGACAAAGCGCAGAAGATTGGGCACGTGCCAATGATATTAAAATTAGTCCACATGGTGGCACAAGAACCAATCAAGATCAAGCCAATCAATTAGCACAATGGTATGCTGGTGGCATGAAGGGCACACGTCCTGCAGAGCCAGGAACAAGTGCACACGAAAATCGTAATGCAGTTGATATTCCTGAATCAGAACGCACTCCGGCCAATCTTGAAAAATTAAAAGCAGCTGGATTTCGAAATACGGTGCCCAGTGAACCATGGCATTTTGAAAGAACTGCAGCAGCCGAAACACGAGCAAGACAATTGGGCGATGTTGAACGCAGGGGCAATCCTGCATATGAAGCACAAGCACAAGCAATTTATAGAGGTGAACAACCCATGCCCACCGGCATGGGTGCCAACAATCTTGGTAACAAATGGTTACAGGCTCGTGTGCAAGAAATTGCACAACAACAAGGCAAACCCTATGATGCCATGGCATTCAAGACTGTGGAGAAAGCAAGAAAAGATTGGACTAGTGGCGCACAAAGCAAACAGATACAACAGTTTGATCGAGCCAGTGCACACGTGGCCAGCCTGGGTCCAGTTATTGATAATTTGCAAAATACCAATCTACCAATCTGGAACAAGATTGCAAATGAGTATGCACAAAACACAGGACAAACTGCACCAGTTGATTTTAGTGCTGCCAAGAAAATTGTGGGCGATGAAATCATGAAGACGGTGTTAGGCAGTGGTGCCGGCACAGGTGCTGAACGCGGTGCTCTGCAAAAAGACTTTGCAACTGCTAATAGTCCGCAACAGTTACATGCAGTTCTTGATCGAGCACGTGAACTCATGGCAGCCCAAGGCACTGCAATGGAGCGCCAATACCGAAATGCCACCAAGCAAACTGATTTTGCTAACAATCTAGGTCCAGCAGCACAACAGATTTTAAATATTGGCCGAACTCGAGATAGAGAAACTGCCACTGCAGGATTAAAGGGTAACTTACCCAGCAAAGCAGAAATTGCTGCTGAAAAGAAAAGAAGAGGCATACAATAATGGATTTAAGCAAATTAAGTGATGAAGATCTACGAGCACTCGAAGCCGGCAACACCGATGCCTTGAGTGATGAAGGTTTACAACATTTGCATAGTCAAGTGCAACAACAACCTGTTGATACTACGCCGCCACAACAAACACCACAACCACCAAGTGCACCGGTTGCTGCTGTGGGTGCGGTGCAAACTGCAATGAATCAATTACAACCAGTTGCACATTTTGCAGTTCAACATCCAATTGAAACAGGTGCAGCAGCATCTTATATTCCTGGAGTTAATCGACTTCCGGGAATTAGAGATATCACCGCAGCTAGACAAGCATTATATGATCGTTACATTGGACAACAACAAACTTTTAATGCTTTAAAATCTGCACCAACTAATTCAGTTGGCGGACAAGCAGGTGAAGTTGGACAAACTTTCTTACAAAATATTGCACAAAAATATCATACAGTTGTTAATGGTGCAAGACCTATGTTACAATCAGCAGGAGAGTCTGCACTTAATGCAGGTAAAGCAATTGCAACATCACCAATAACAAGAATAGGCGGAGTAGGATTAGCAGGCATGATGCCAACAACAACTAATGCCAATGAACAAGCCGAATTGGCTCGTCGTAGACAAATGGCGCCAACTATTACACCAATACAACCACAATAAGGAACTGAAATGGATTTAAATGAATTATACTCAACACTGGAACGAGTATTTGCCACAAACTTTGTGACCTACTACAAGGCACACATGGCACACTGGAATGTGCGTGGACGCAATTTTTATCAAGATCACAAGTTGTTAAAAAAGATATATCAATACTTACAAGACAACATTGATGTCTTGGCCGAAGAGATCCTGGCTTGTGGTGCCACACATGTGCCAGAAACCATTGGCATGGTAATGGGCACCAGTGAAGTGTATGACAGTTTACCAGCACTGGATGCCGAAGACCTAATGCAAACAGTGTTGGATGACTTGTATAAATTGATTGATGTTTACCACGAAATGGATCAGTCGGGCAAGATTTTTAATTATCCCGATGTGTCAAACATGGCTGCCGACCATATTCAACGGATTGCCAAATACTGCTGGCAACTGGAAGCCACCTTGGGTCAAGAAGGCCGACACAGTGCAAATGGACGCAACAGTGAATAAAGTGGTCACACTCACAATTCCCACGCTAGAAGATCATCTTACCGAATGTGAAGAACGATATCAAGGCGTAGTCGAGCGCCTGGATCGAATGGATACCAAAATAGACCGTATAGAGCAATTGGTGTTGGATATTAAATCCGCACTAAAAGGCCCCGACTACGACTATCAATAAAAAGTATTGTAAAATCTATAAACGGCATGGGCAAAGTCTGCCATTCTAAATGTGCCGCCTTCGATTCGATTGCCCAGCTGATCCAGCACATAAATTTCCACAGTCGCAGGATCTGCGTCATCGGTGACTATTTCATACTGTTCTATTTGCAAATCACTACCTCTAGTAGTGTCAGTATAATCGGTGTGGTATTTCATGCTTAAACCACCGCAAAAACTTGATCTATGTGCACAATACTAACAGTTTCGCCGCCGTATTTTACCTGATTTGCTGCACCCCAGTTAATGATAAGTCTATCCGCAGGTTTCACAGTTGTGACATCTTCACCCACCGATATCACTAGAGCCACTGTGGCCTGTGAGTTGTCGGTGTAAATAATTCCACCTACAGTGCTTTCTTGTGGTTGTTCGCGTTGAACCACGATGTTTTTTCCTAATGCTTTCATTGGTCTCGTCCTTTGTATTTCAATAAAAAATGTGTGCGCTCGGGGGTGTCTCCGTAAGCGGCTTCAGCAAACTGTTCTATGGTGCATGGCTCACCATTCCACATCCATTTGAGACCCCAAGTGCGTTGTTTCATGTGTTGTGCTCGTTGTTGAATCTGTTGTGCGGCCTGTGCATTTAGTGCCTGCATGTTATAATTGTAAATGGCCGCCTGTTGTGCCGCACCTCCGGCTTGATAGGCAGCATTGAATCCCGAATTGGCTGCGGCAATGGCCTCCTGCACCTGCTTTGCATCCGCCCAGTCGATGGGTCGATCAGGTTCCTTACCAAATATTTCATCCCACATTACATGATCCTCCTATATGCAAAACTGCCACGCACCACAAAACCCAGTTGTTCATGAATACGCATGAATGCTCGTTGTTCCATTCTTATTGTGGTGCTGCATAGAACTGGTATTGAATTGGCTTCACACAACGTAATCCAATCCTGTAATACTTCGCGAATCAATTGTATGCGTTGGCGCACAGGCAATTCTAAATTGATATGTATGAATTCGGCCACGGCCATTTCTTGATCAGCATACACAGTGAACTTGTCACGTGTGAGCCAACTCCAAGCTATGATGCGCCCATGTTGCCTGGCCACTCTAAGAAATTCTTTGTTGATTTGAAACGACTGATCCAGAATCAATTGATACAAATGATATCGCAATCTTGAAGGGTTGTATTGGAAAAATTGATTGATTTCGATTTCATAATGCCGTTCCATGAGTGCCACTATCTCATCTACATCGGCATAGATGGGTGCGTCCCATGTGTGTGTCATTGCTATTCCTTTCCTGTTGCATTTATTTAGTAAAATGTGTAAAATGACTAAATATTATAATAGAACACGAAAGGAAATGCAATGGCAGGCAAGCTACATATCAACATCGATGAAAACATGCTAGATCTCGGTGACATTGTAATCAATGAACGTAACTGGCAAAAATATCTAGATCCACAACCATCCGGTTGTATCAATCACACCGGCGGTAGACATCAACAGGGCTATAGAATGTGTTCGGCCATACGCAAAAGCGATAACAAAAAAATCATGACCGTGGTGCATCGAGTGGCCATGCGTATGAAACTGGGTCGTGCTATTGATTCAAATGAATTCGTGATGCACAGTTGTGACAATGACAGTTGTGTGAACCCGGCGCATTTGGTGCTGGGTGATGCACACACCAGAAATGCATTCATGAAACAACGCGGCACACAACGCAGTGGTGGCAACAACACCGGTGGTCGACGAGTGGATGCTGCCGGCAATGTGATCCGACAGAATCGCAACTACAAGTATACCGAAGCGCAACTGCGCTGGTTTAGAACTGCCACTGCAGCCGAAATTGCTAAAAAACTAAAAGTGTCCATGCGCCGTGCTTATGCATTACGTTATGGTGCAAAAGTTGGCTACCGTTGGTTGAACGGCACTAAATAAAATGCAGTTCATGGTTATTTGCCATTTTAACCTATCCTTTTCCAGAGTGCAACTGCACGAGCCCGAGTTTTTCGACAATTCTCGGGCTCACCTTTTTTTGAAAGAACTGAAATGATATACAAAAACCTAATACACAAATTTGAATACACCATTAGAGAACTGTTGGGTGCTGACATGACCGAACAAGAAATTTACAGTCTGGTGAGTCTTACCCTAAATGATTGGTTGGTGGATGGTGAGTTTTCGGAAGACTATAAACGCATGGCCTCACAAGCAATCGAACTACGCGAACAAATGGAACGCAATGAAGCCATGGCAGATGTCAGCGCCATAGTCAACATCAACGGCGATCCCATAAACTAGGCAGTCCGGATTTGGCATTGTGGTAGAAACCAGAAAAATTGCTCCACTGCATCCTCCGAGGTCTGGTTAACAACTGCCAATAATAATTATCAAAATGGTTGTAAATCATGTGTTTTTGCGTATAATACATAAATACTGTATATAGGAAAAGGAAACAAAATGAGCACCAATGAAGAAATCTTACAACAGATACGCCGTAGACAAGTCGAACTTGATCAAGAAACGCGAGAAGTAGTTCACGCAGAATCTAGTGATTTTTGCCAGGAGGCGCGAGAACTATTAAAGTATAAAAGTATTAAAGTAAAAAACAATATTTCTCGTGATCACAGTCACGCAGAAACAGATGGGTTGGCTTCGCCTTCTTTTGGGGAGGAAAGCGGGGACACTCCAAATTCAGAAGAAGTTATAAACTCCCAGCCCGCGAGCACTAATACTCGCGCCTTCACTGGCATCAGTGTGCAACATTGTAGAACCGAACGCGGAGTTAAACTGGCCATCAATTTACAAACGCAGGAATGGGCCCAGAGCGGTGAAATACTGGCCCTGACTGCTGAACTCAAAAGATGGAATAGATTGAGAGAAGTCAAACCCTACAAACATGACTCGCCGGAATTTACTGAATATTTTGTGCAGACTCGTCGAGATCTCAAAGATCTAGATCCCGCGGATCGCAAACCATTTTGTTTTGGTAGATTACATGAACGAGGCCGACGCACCACTTGGATTGCCAATGCACTGGCAGTGGCCACAATTGCGGGAAATCAAATACAAGAAGTAATACTAAACATTGAAGGTGAAGAATATATCATCCCAATGACCCGACAAATGACCACACTGCAAAGCACACTGTATCACAGCAGTGGCGAAATAGGCACAGTTCGAACACAAAGCCAAGCACCCACAGTTTGGACAGTGAAGAGGAAACAGATATGAAACCGACGCCATTTCAACGACATTTTGGGCACAACGTAGAAGTTAGATCGGGATCGGGACCACATGCAGCCCAATGGTATTGTGTGCAATGCCAAAAGCATGTGGCCTGGATCAGTCGCAATCATGTAAATCATATACAAGGAGAAAAAAATGGCACGCGAGTTTTTACTAACCAACATTGAACGCAAACAGGGACGACTCAATCACGAAGATATCTATGACTTGACTTTTCTTGACGTCGAGGACTTGACCATCTATGCTTGCGTGGTTGATACCAGTTATAGAAATTACACGAGATCGGGCTGGGATAGAATCATTGCTGATCCCACGCCGTATGGCATATACGCACAACTGATACGCACCCAACGCCGAAACCGGGATGGATTCCAGGTGATTTCGGCTGATTCATATCCATGCCTGTTGACACCGGTAACCGAACGTGAGATATACCAAATCATAGATATTCGCAAGGCACAATTGGGCCTAGTTTAAATACTCAATGCTAGTAACTGAATATCGACGACGAGCCCAACAGTGGCATGAACACCGACAATATTATAGATTCTTTGTGCCGGAACCCTCAAGAGAACCCGGAGTGCCACTACCAAGATACCGCTGCCCGGGATGCAATAGGGCCATGACTGCTGTATTTTACAATGCACATGTGTGTGCAGGTGGAGCCCGGGGCTATCCTAGATTGACCTCACGAGATGGTCGCGGCCGACACTCAAGGAAAACCGATCTGGAACAGGAGCAGCGGCATGACACCTGAATTGGCTGCTCAACTTGTGGCACGGGGTATTGCACCCGAACTCACAAGACTCGACACAGTGCTCAAGGCGGCTTCGAGTGATTCGACCGCAGAACAAATTGCAGCGGTGTTTGCACTTATTCGGGCAGAGATTGTGCTAAAAGAACTTGACAAGAAATCATAAATAATATATAATAGAGTTATTGTTTAAACAGTCCGGGAGACGAAATAATGCATACAATAACTTATCATCCTGAAAAAGAACCAGGCTATCAATGGAAATTATCAGTCGAAGACGATTTATGTAAGACTACAATACACTTTGAAACACAAGAAAAAGCAGAACAATATGTGATTTTAAGTATGCTTTGTTATGGTGAAATAATTTAAATAAAAAGGACGAAAAATGACAGAAGACGAACAGGAACCGAAATGATAACAATAGATTTATTAAAACATGAACAGGATCAAGCAGATGAGATTATTGATAGATTATGGAAACAAATGCATGTTCATATTAGTAGAGATCAATTACTAACTCTTGATCAAATTAGATACATTTTTATGCGAATTTCTGAATTAGCAACTGAAGTGAATAATGATTGATTATAAAAACCCGCTTCTTCTTACTGTGTTGAAATTTGAGCCCACTATCGGGTGGGCTTTTTCATGACGGCATGGAGAAATGGTGAGGAGGTTAGGTATCCTTAATTTGCCAAAATACTTGACACTAAATACACGAAATGCTATAATACACTTACATTGTAGAACATTAAGGAGGCTTACAATGAAAGATATATTTCCCTACTGCGATCAACATGATTGCAAGCACTATGAAACATGTCAAAGTGAATCCAATATTGTAATTAGATTATTGCAACAAACTACAGAATCG